CGACTTGAACTGTGTCACCCACATCTAGTGTTGTTGGTGATTTTAGCCATACTGTGTAGCGCTTCTGGATTGTGTCGCCAGTCTTGGTTTCGTAAGCCTCGACTACTTCTAGTCCCTTGCCTTCGTAAAAGACTCGGTTTACAGTTCCCTTTACTTTGATGATTGCCATCTCTTTTTCCTTTCGATTTGTTGTTTTACTCTAGTGGCTACCTATGACATGGTTGGGATTGGTGCAGTCAAGGTGTCCACAAGACCTAATGCCAGGCAAGACTGGCTTGCCGTCAAAAATGGGGATGCTGAGTGTCTGCTTGTCAAAGTCACCCTGCCAGGGTATGCACTTCTCTGAGCCATACTTGATAACCAAGGCTCGGTGCATCCGGCAAGACTGACATTTGAGGTCTTTCCTTTTGCGCTTATGGGTGTTGACCTTCCAGGTCGCACCACATCGGCAGCATAAAGCCACATTGTCATCCACACCATAAGCTTAGCTAACCACTCTGGCTAGGTGGCCTTCAAACTTGAGGCCAGCCTCACCTGTAATGCCATGTCGGTTCTTTGCAACCTTGATAATCATTTGGCTTTTTTGCCATTCTTGCTCATCTGTGTCAGTTCTAATCCTGTGAAGCAACATAACCACATCGGCATCCTGCTCAATTCCACCCGAATCTCTTAGGTCAGCCATGTCAGGCTCAGAGTCTTTGCGCTGCTCTGGGCCTCGATTGAGCTGTGCTAAAGCAATCACTGGGACATTCAAATCTCTGGCTAGGTTCTTTAGACCGATGCTGATGTCTGTAATCATCTCGTAACGCTTGCGACCCTTCTCAGTGTCCTGAATCAATCCAAGGTAGTCAACAACGATTGCTTTTAGGTCACCTGATCCTTTGACACTGTTAGCCGATGCTCGTATCTGTAAAAGGTTCTGACCGGACTTGTCGTGAATAGCAAGTCTGTGTAATTGAATGTCAGTTCGGACTTTTAGGATTCTGTCCCACTCCCACTCTTTTAGATTTCCCTTTTCAATGTTTCCTAGATACACATCAGCTTGGCTTGACACAATGCGATTGTAAAGTTCGTGCTTGCCCATTTCAAGGCTGTGAAAAGATACAGCGCCAGTCTTTGATAGCTCCCAAGCAATCTGTAAACCAACGATGGTCTTACCTACACCTGGTCGAGCGCCAATGATGTAAAGCGCACCTGGGCGAAAGCCACCGATGATTTCGTTTAGCAAAGGCCAAGGGCTAAGCGGGTAGTTCTTTGGCCTGTCAATCTCATCCATGTAGGCAAGTAGCTCATCAGCAACATAGCTTGGCTTGACTGCCGAGTTACGATCAATCAGGTCATCAATTTCTTTTTTGGCTGTGTCAAAAACTGTTGCCAAATCTTCGTGCTGTGCCTTGCTGTGAATCATTGTTCCGGCTACTGCAAGTCTGCGCCTAGTTGCTTCCTCGATTACCTTGCTGGCATAAAAGTTGACCGAAGCGGCTGTTGGTGTTGCCGTAACGATGTCGTGCAGATAGCTAGCAAGCTTTGGTAGCGCAGCTCCGACTGTAAGCACATCAATCGGCTGGCGATTAGCCTTCATCTCCAGCATGGTTTTGTAGATGCGCTCGTTTTGTAAATCATCAAAGTCTGCTGGTGCAAGCGACAGGCTCTCTAGCGCCTTGCCGTTGGTCAGCAGGATTGATCCGATTACTGACTGCTCGAAGTGTGTCATTTGATTCTCCCGACAAATAGCTTAGGCAAAGGTTTTGCTCTAGCGACTTCGACACTCTCATAAAGTTCTTTATTTAGCCAAGATGCAGGATACGGAATGTAGGTCATGTCTGGAAGTTTTCCCTCTGAGTAAACCTTAGCCAGCTCCAGCAGCTCATCAGCGGTTTTTCTTTTTAGAGCTTTGTTCCAGGCTTTTTGAGCATCCGCTTTGGCGACCTTTTTTGGGTAAAGATTCCAAAACTTTTCAAAGTCATCTTTACTGGTTTCTATTGATGGTTCTTTGATGGTTATATTGATGTTTTGCGTGCCAACAGGTGTCACCCCTGATTTACCCAGTCTGTCACCCCTGCTTACCTGAGCTGTCACCCCTGATGCCCAATCTGTCACCCCTGACTGAATTGTTATCCAGTAAAGGTTAGTTTTGTATTGGTTGTGTGTAGGGGCATTTTGTAGCTCTACTCGAAGCTCACCAAGGTCAATTAGTTCTTGAATGTCACGCTTGACCGAACGCTCTGAGGCGTTGGCATAGCGAGCCAGGGTGCTAATTGAAGGCCAAGCACCTTGATCTCCAAGATGATTAGCGATTCCAATTAGGACAAGCTTTGCCCTACCGGTTGCCTTTGATTGATTTAGAACTAACGCCACAGCTTCGATGCTCATGTAGCTACCCTCTCTTTTTTATTGTCTTTGTATCCTAGCGTGGAGCTGTTGGGAGTTGCACCCAAGTCCTAGTCAGATTCCTCATCGGCTTTACTGATAGTCGAGTCTAATCCAGCCCCTCGGTTGGACTTTAGCACCTAAAAGTATTCTGGCTCGGTTTCTAGCAAATCTTTTGTAAAATCATCATTTAGTAGCCACCAGCCACCATGACCAAAGATAGGCACTTCAGTCGGCGTTTCGTGCTGCCTAAGTTTCCAACCGAATTTTCTACCCAGCTCAGCAAACCTGGCGTTTGACTCTAGCAAGCCGTTAGCCTGGCTACATAGGACAATAATGTTGCTTGGGTCAGTTGCCTTAGAGTTCTTGCTTCCCATGCCACGATTGAGCCTGTGGTGAGGTATTAGGTCATCGCCGTTACTGCCACAATGCCAGCAACCTCGGTCACGCGCTAGGTACTTATCAAACTCTTTCTTAGTCATCGAAGGGATCATAAATCTTGGCTGGCATCTCACCTGGTTGAAAGCCTAAAGCGATTGTAGATTCTGATACGCCGCCATTGACTGCTTCGATTATGTCGGTGTTGTCGGTGTTGTCGGTTATACAGGTATGCCTACGCCGCCATTCCCGCACAAGCTTGATTGCCTGAGCATCGTCAGTCTTGATTTTTGCCCCACAAGAGCAGGATTCGGCTATCACCCGATAAGGCTACCAGCTAGGCGTTTCTCCACTGTAATTCGACATTCTTGCTAATTACAGCCATCATGGTTGCCTGATCTGACAAGGCTCTCATCTTGGTCTTTACCCTGTTGTATTCAGCCCTTGCTAGGTCAGCTTTGAGCTTTTCATCTACCGCCTGCAACTTAGCCACAGCTTGCCGGTCAGCAACAGTTCCTGAGTTATTGATGAAAGCCAGAGAAACAGCTCGGTCATAAGCAGCCTCAGCGTCTGCTAGCTTGCACTCCGAGTCGTAGAGAGCGTTAGCTCCCTTGTCCATCTCCCTTGTCAGCCTTTGTAGTTCCTCGACTATGTGGCCTGGTGTAATAATTTCCATGCTTGAGCCTCTCTGCTCGTTCTCTTTGTATGTCCCATAGGTTACTAACTATTTCTAGCTCACCTAGTTTCCATTGTTCTTGTAGGCACTCCTGTAATTCAAGGATTGACTGAATCAGTATCCTTTTTGCTTGCGAGTCCATTAGCGATTGCCTTGATCTTGTCTAGTGTTTCGGTTGTTGCTCCACCAGTTTTGGCTTCGCTGTATAACAATCGTAAACCCTCGATGTCATTGCCTAAAGCGTCTGCCATTGCTGACCAGTCTTTAGCTGTTGCCTTTGTGTTTCTTGAAACCTTGTCCATTTCTTCTCGGCTAGGTCTTTTACCCTTCGGGCTAAACTCATTGCCTAGAGCCGAAATTGCGCGGCCCAAACTGCTTGTGGCACAGTTCTCGACATGGCTAATTTTGTTTACCGGTGATGTGCCGATTCTTTCTTCGGCGAAGTCAACAGTTGTTGGATGCTTATCGTTCTTGTCTGTCCAGACCGAAGCTTTGATTACGACTTGGTTGTCTGTCATGCTAACGATGTCAAGCTTGAACCGACCTACGGGGTATTTTTTCCAGAACAGGTCTATGCGTTCTTGAACAGTTTGATATTCATTGAGGTTAAAGTGTGCCATTTATTTCCCTTTCTCTTGGTGTAAGTATGGTGCGCCACCAGCTCTTGATCTAAGGCTTAGAAAATGCTCGCCGAAGATTAGACCTCGCTTGGCCCCATCCATTGCTTGTATAACTCTAGCTTTTAGCTGTGTCATTTTTGCGTTAGCCTTCTCGTATTCTGTGACCGAGTTTATGTAGTGCATACCTAAATCATCTAGGTCAACCTCAGTGTCGGTGATACCAGGTGATAGCGCCCTAATGGTTTCTAGTGTGGAGTTGCTTCCATCCCAGTAAGGCATCTTCATTTCTAGGCAAGCTTCTCTAAACCGAATCGCAGAATCCCAAAGTATCTGCGCCTCAAACTCATCCCACTCAATGTCATAC